CATACAATGGTTTTCATACCGTCAACAATTTGTAGACTATATTTGTCACTGTTCATTCGGCGTAGATTGTTCCAGTTAATGGCCGCACGTACATGTCCTGGCATGTTGGCTTTGCCTAGGCGTTCTTCTTCTTTGGCGTACTTGGTCAAATTGTTGACACGTTTGGGACTGCCTTTTTCCCAACCCGGACGCTCTTTGAATTTATATTTAAACTCTCGAATTTTTTGAATAATTTGATCTCGAGTACTGCCGATCAGGACATCATTTAAAATCTCGCTTAAAAAATCTTGAATTACTTTGGGGGTGTCTGATCTTTTTAAATCTAAACCCATGGCCTTGACCTTGCCAGGTAAACCGTGGGTATCTACCCGTTTATTTTCTTTATCATAGTACAAGACAGCATATCGCTTCTTGGTGATAAACAGGCCTTTTGAAGCTACAATCTCTCGACCGCCACGAATCACTGATCCCATTTCTCTAGGCACATGGAATGCAGTCTCCATGAATCCTGGAAAACTGTCATTGACTTGGTCAGCAATTGAATTATATAACTGAACTGCGGTTTCACGACTCCAGGTCATGTTACCCTTTTCTATATCATCTTTGAGTACAGGATAGGCAGTGAAATAACAAGAGTCAGTGTCACCGTAAATGATTGCTTCTCCTACATGGTCATACTGACCGGTGATACATTCGTTCACATAGGCGTCCATGTGTTTGGCAATGCTGCGTCCGGTTAGTGTGGTACTTTGTCCGATGCGTTTATCAAAAAATCTACAACCAGGATTAAGGATAGCACCATAGAGACTGTTAAGATTGATTTTTTTAACCAACTGTCGCTTGTCCCAGTATTCCTCGTCTTCTGCATTTTTTGCCTCCTTGAGTCTGGCCTGCATCTCTTTACGTTCAGCATACCAGCGTTTAAGTAGTCCGGGAATTACTGCTTCTCGTTCATAGGTGAAGATCGTGCCATTGGCACTGATCATCCAGGGTCGATTCGAGTCAAACACAATCTTCCATACTTCTGCAGCACTGTGTACGCTTTCTTCACCATCTTGCCAATCCACCGTGACTTCTGTACCGGTCTGCATTTCCATTACTGCTGTATATTCTAGCGTGGCAAATAAACCTTCCCATGCGGCAGCAAAACTTGATCCTGCACGCATCTTATCAGCAATATATCGATCTGTCATGACAGGGCGCAGTTGCCCAACAATGGTTTCGGGTCCCATGTTGAGTGCGCGAATTGCAGATGGGTACAGACTATTGATATCTATTGATCCAACATATTCGTGGATTCCTTTTCTTGGGTAAGCAACATAAGCACCTGCAGCCTGTGTATCTTCGTCACTATACCGCTCTTTCCTGTTGGGCACTACCATACCACGTTCGTGTGCTTCATTGATGATGGCCTGTTCAGTTACAGCTACAGCACCCATGGTGGTTTGCAACAGCACTGTATTTTCATGTGCCAGTGTGTTGGCAAGATCCAAGAACTTTAACTTTTTGTCCAGCTTGGCTAACAGTAATGTATCTTGTCTGTTATATTCAATAAATGTTTTGAAGTTTTGATTATACAGCTGATCTAGGGTACCTTCAAAAGCAGTTTTTGATTCTTCTAACTCGTATTCGCCAATGGCATCTAAACTATAACTGTGCCGTTCTTCATAGGTATATTTTCTATACAGTTGCATATAGTCCATGTGTACACGACCAATCAAATCGTATGTTTCGTTTTCCGCACCAAAACGTTCAAAGGTACGCTTTTTAGGATATTGATTCCATAAACAAAATCTTCGTGTGTCATCTCGGCTGAGCACACGGGTGACACGATTAATAGTGTACGGTATATCAAAGCCTTCGCTATTCCACCCAGACAATGCATCAGCATCTTCAATGAGATCCAGGAATGTTTTTAACATTTCACCTTCGTCGGTGAATACAACAGTATTCTCAAACTGCCCGGCAATTTCTTTGGCAGTTTCGGCACTCATATGTTTGGGCGGAATTACCAGAGTCACTAGTTGTTCCAACCATTGTAAGTAGACACTAATAGCTGTGATAGGGTTGAATGGATCTTCGGGTCGACTAAATCCACGATCAGGATCAAAGTCAACCTCAATGTCAAAGAACGCTACATTTAGTTTGGGTGCATCTTGACCTTTGTAGTTGTCTTCAAGACAACGGAACACTGGGTTGATATCGCTTTCAAACAATCGTTTGCTGGACTGCATTTTGAGTTCTTTGCGAAACTCTTTGTTGTTGCGAGTTGAAAATCTACTGACTGGTGTCCCAAATATACTTTGAAATTTACCACGAGGATCTTGATAATAAAAAACATAGTTGGCCGGATACTCGCAATATTTTCGCTCGCTATCTCTGCGCTCAACTACATGTATGCGATCGTGTTCACGATCAAATAAGGCGTCAATATACATCGTTCTCCTTGTGGCTTATGGCCCACTGACCTTGATTCATGCTCGTGATGTGAGCGACTCATACTGTAATTATCATAGTGTTATACCACTGTAACATTTTTCAACTCAAATACCGGGCTGTTGGCTATGTCTTGTAACACATCTAAGTTTAACACAGATCCCACACAAGGCCAACCGGTATATCTCATTATGCGTTCGGCTCCGTGTTGTTCAAACCACTCTGGTGCATGGCTTTTCAATCGAGGCAGGTAATTTTTATCAGGGTTAAATGCATATGGTCGTATCATGATATTGATACCGGGTTTTATAATGTCGTGAAACCTGCAGGTCTGTGCTACATTGTCAAAATCATTCTGCATGGTAAGAAAAGCCGGATCATGTCCCACGTAAGGATTTTGCAGTTTTACATCGCCAAACTTTAGATTGCACGAGAACCCAAGATCGTCCGGCATAGCGATCGAATCATCATTGAACCATTCGACCTGTATCCACTCGCCTCTAGTGTTGCCGGCCTGCACAGCATGTATCGCGTAGTGCAGTTCATGACATAAGTGATCATGCTCTTCGGGTATATTTTCAAACCCACGAGCTAGATAAGTTTCTATGTCCTTGTGCAGTTTAGTTGTGGTATTAAGATCGTACGAATCTTCGATCCAATCCCATCCCAGCACTGTGCGAGCTTCTAGAGCCAGCTGTTGCAGATAGTCCACGGTGTAACGACAAGGATCTCTGCTGATGGCCGGCTGTTGGCTGTTTTTCCTAACCAGTTCCTTGTAGCTATCACGCACAGAACTGGCATCTAGTTCAATCTCTAGAGCTGGAAACCCGCAATATTTGACAAGGATATCTGCTGGCATTAATTAGAGTGTTTTCCCCACTGTGGTCAAAATTGTTTCTAATAATTCGTGATCCTGTTGTTCACGACCAAATTCGCTCTTGTGTGCCAACTTGATAGCCTTCTTAAGAATATTGGGTTTGATGTCTAATTCTTCTGCTACGGCTTTGATAGTATCATTAAGTCCACCTGTGAGTGTTTCAATCTCCATGGTGACTTGCATACCTTCGTTGATAATTTGGGTAAGTTTGGCCTGTTCCGCTGTGTTAAAAGTTCTGTTGTTAGACATTTGGTTCTCCTAAGTAAGTTGTACTATTATACAACATTTTTTAAAGAAAGCAAGAGATTTTTTATTTTTGGTAAATCCAATCAAAATAAATATTCAGATCACTGATTACCAATTAATAACTTAGAATTTGATATGAATAACGATTACCCAGAAATTGCCGTGGTGTTGTACAATGATTTAAAACCTGAATGTGATGATATTGCACAAAATTTAATTGACTTTACTGATTTTAAATTAAATGGAAAGTATCGTCTGAACATATTTCATACCAAAACCATTACCGCAACTTTGCAACAACTAGCCGGCAATTTTGCCTGGGCAGTTGTGGTCACCGCCGGTAACTTTTTACAAGATCAAACCTTGTTGTTCAAAACTATTGAACATGCCAAGAATGAAAACAGTCCCTTGGCCTGCCATATATTAGATCGCGGCGGCTACTATCACCTGCATCCGCAATGGTTTGCTATTGATCTGGCGGCCTATACAGCCATTGGTAGTCCGCCGTTTGAGTGGACTCCTGGTCCGGTTGAAATTGTTACCAGGACTACAGAACGATGCCCAGACAATGTGCATGATGACTATACTCCTTGGTGGGTGAGACCGTCCTCAGAAGACTTGACCACATATACTAGTGATCTTGGTTACTTTGGACTAGAAGTCATAGCTGGATTTGTACGCAACGGTCACAGTATAACTAATATTCCTAACGAAGTGAGAAACAAGAAAAATCACTGTTATCCAGAATTCTGTCACGATGGTCTGGTACAAATAATAAATGATCCCACTCATGTACCTGAAGATACCAATGGTCCGTTGTGGTGGTTTAAACAAGCACTGGACTATTTGACTAAAAATCTGCAGGTTGGTTATTATGTGCTGAATACCGAGCACTTGCAAGCCAATGAAAATGCCCGAACTGTGCCGATGGATTGTTTTGTAGGTGTGTGTGGTGGTTTGAAACCAGCCTGCATTGCTGGACAGACAAACTTTGCCGCCGACTCTAAAATTTATCTGTTTGATATCAGTCAGGCTGCTTTGGATTGGCAACGGCATTTGATTGACAACTGGTCAGGAGATTTTGACAGTTTTGAATCGGTATTTGCTGATTTTAGAAATCAACATCCTGACTATGCTCCTATCTATTTTACATATAATTCAATTGACAATAATTTGACCTGGTTCCTGAGCAATGCCGGCATGACCCGAGAAGAATTTACTGCCCTGTGGCAACGATACAGAAATATGGATCACCATTACGTGAATCTAAATTTGCTCGATAACACGGCTGCAGATCAAATTTTACAACTGGTTGTTGACAGCAAACAGGGTGTCTATGTGTGGACCAGCAATGCATTTAAGATGGATTACTTGATGTTCTATCGTACCAACGCCTGGTGTCAGAATCACAGCAACGATTTTAAAAATACGTTAAGATCTAAAACACCTGTGCCTATGTTTTTAGAAAACTGCGGCGGCCTAGACTTTTTTCAGCCAATGTGAAGTATAATGATATCTTTGTAATCAATCTGACGATATTTTCGCCAGTTGGATGAACAATGTACATGAGTACGATCGAACATACCGATAGATCCCAATTGATAATCATATACGCCATCTAATGACATGACATCCACTATGCTGGGCAATCCCCAGCAATGGTCAACATCTTGTGTGGCACTGACATCACTGACTGTTGGGAATTTTGAAGAATCTGCAATGTACTCTTTGAAAAAACTGTGTAGATCGCTATTGGTCAAAAATACCTTGTTCCAAATAATGGTTTTAAAAATGTTATTGGTGTTTTCGTACAAGGGAATTACCGCACTTTTGGCATAGTCTAAATTGGTATGCTCGTACACTTCGTCCACATGCAATTGATGTGGTAAAAATTGTCGCTGATAGGCCATGTAAAAAAATGTGCCAGCAGGTATTACTGGTGCAAGAATATCAATCATAATGTTATAGGCCTCAGTACCAGCCTGTACCAAGTGCCGTTGATCCAGCACCGAGCAATCGTCTACACCATATATGCGTTTGGCATCTGCAGGATCGTATGGACGCATGACCGGATCAACGTCAATCATGCGTTCAAAGTCATTGCGGAACCAAGACAACTGTTCAGAAGAAATTAAATTATCAAAAGTTTCAACCATTTAGGGCCTTTTTATAACTGTTGACTACTAGTTGTTGCCAATCTGGACTGCGCCATTCTCCATGTACAATCATATGAAATCTATCGGTATTGCTGGCATTATGCACGGCATGTTGATAATGATTGTTAAACAAAAATATACTACCTGAATCTCTAAATGGCATGGTTCCAAACGTGCTGGTCAGCCGACAATTCTCAGGATTGTTTAATGAAATATTTACAGCGGCCCCAGGAATATTTTTAACATTGTCACTGTGTGGTGCAATGTATCCGCCGGGTTCCAGCAACATGTATCTTAATCTTTGATATCGACTGTAAGGAAATACTTGTTTGAAAAATTCAACTGTAACTGGGCAACGATCTTGTATTTCAGTCCACTGATAAGTGACCTGGTTAGGATCTAAACCGTAAGTTTCAGGCACATTGGTCTTGTCAGCACTGATACCATGTACAGACAAACTACGCCACCCACTGTGTCCTTCTTCACCATCACGGTGATACACAAATAGGTCTTTAAGAGCCTGTGCTTCGGCCAACATTTCTGCATAAGGTGCATCAATACCTGTCAATTCTAACCATGGCATTTTGGATTCAAATAGTATCCAATTGGCCTGAGCCCACACATCGCCATCGGGCAATGGCGCATACTCAAAGATATTCTTATCGTTGTAAGTATCAAGGAATTCTTTTACATATGGTTTCATTATTGTAGTTATCTGCTAATGGTTGGTCACTTTAAGTTTCACGGTAGCGAATCGTTCAACTAGGCCAGCACCCGGCCACCCTCGCAACTAGTGCGGTCCTAAGGGTATTCTATTTGATACCGATAACCATATAACGAGTATATTGGGTTTCGGGATCGCGCAACTGCATGGAGCCGTGATATAGTATTTGGCTTAAGGGATACCTTCGTTGTATATCTGATATACTGTGATATTCGACTCCAGGATCTTGATCTCTGGCCTGCATCACAACCAAGGTGCCGTCCGGTAGGTGATCAAACCAGGCCCGTTCTGACATTTCGGTCAGGCTAGTATTGACTACCACACCGGCATCACCTAACTGCTGATAGTCTAGCTTGTTGGCATCTTTCAGCATGAACTCCACGTTATCTACGCCGGCCATATCTAATAACCGTTCACTGGTCTGCAACATTTCAGGATTGACTTCCACATTGATAATAGTGTCTGCTATAATGACAGGCTGTAGACTCATGAACAGGGCCATGTTACCATACCAGGATCCCAATACATATATGGTGGTGTAATGACGTTGAATCTTTTCTAGTTCTTGTAACAACCAGACCTTGCTGGCAATAAGATCTCTGGTAAAACTACCAGCCAGGCTGTAGCCACTGGATTCAGTGATCTCAGACTGGTGCGTAAGGATTTCTTGGACTATCATCGCCGTTGTCTTCGGGCCATACTGGGTAATCGTTCATTTGCCATCCACATGTAGTTGACTGCCCTTGTTGAAGCTGGGGCTCCAAGGGCTTTGTGCTACCTGGCCACCCTTGCTTTGACTCCAGGCATAACCGGCTCTATGGCCGCTACAGTCCTTGGTACAAGGGCTTCCTAGGAAACTGAGTTCATTCAATTCATCCTTGAGCCAAGTTGCAGCAAAAGCCCCGCACAGCTCCTGTATCTTCTTGTTACGAGTGATTTCCAAATGATAGGTCTTGTTACCGCCAAAAGTTTGTTGACTGGGGTCTCTGTAGCCAGCATAGACTTTATGCACTGCGGTTGAGCTGATCAGGTCTTTGCAACTGTCGCCATACCGTTCAGGCATAGGCTCAGTGCAAGGACTACAGGTAGTGAGTATAATGCTGCCTTCGGGTATAGAACCAAAGCGTTCATGATAGGCATCTATTGCGGCACGTTCACCATGTACATCGCCAGCATCAGTTTGATAGTTTAGTGCAGCTACACAGCGGTTATCAGGATCCAGCACAGCGGCAGCTACCATGCCGTATAGATCAGGATTCTTGCGTTGACCGTCTATGACCAACTCACACAGACGCACCAGGATACTGTCCAGTTTGTTGTAGTTTTTTATTTTGAAATCTGATATTTTCATTCAGCACCGAGGATTTGTTTGACTTCGTGTACCCAGGCACTGACATCGCTGGATCCAATTTCGTCCAAGTCGCCTACATTGTAAGCCACTTCTTCTACAGCCTGCATGACCTTTTGTGGACCAAATTCTTTTAGCAGATCCAAATGTGCCGTCATAATTCGTTTTAGGATGGCACTCTCGGCTTCGTCACTGCTGGTACTGGATTCTTCACCCAGTTCTTGGAATCCGTAGCCACGTCCTGGTACTTTTACGCGACTGAGACTTACTGCGCCGGCTTCATCATCGGCTCCGTAGAGATCATCTTCCAGGGCCTTGACTCGCCTGGCTATGATTTTCTGGAAGCCGATCAGGTTGGGTTTGCCTTTGAAAGCAAAGCGATCCAATTCTTGACCACGCTTGCTGATCACCACAGTCTGTGTTGTAGGATCATATTCAACCACAAAGCCCTGGGTAACCATCTTGCCAGGGATGGCATCTTCTTCCACGTGTTTGGGCTTCTTATGATGCTTCTTCATGTTGATGGCAATGGCAGACTGTTGTGCTGGATTGGCAGCCTCATACATGTACTGTTCAGCATCATGCGATCCATTGACCACGAACACAGTTTTTCCAGTTTTTTGATTGACCACGCTGGTTTTAATGTCGTCGTAGTCGGCCCACTCAATAGCTTCCATCTTGGCCTGTTTTAAATTGTTAGCAGTTACTATTAATTTGTTAAATGTGTGATCAATAACACCATATCGGTCGCTTGGATTCTTGCGATAATTCATCTGCTCGTAATTACCTTGGGCACGATCATCGGGTATAGCGAATGGAACTACTTGTCCTTCGTCCAGATCTATATCGGCCGGAGCATGCCAGACTGTTTCGTGATTGTAGCGTTGAGGATTATTCTTGATCATAGTATTGACATAGGCCTGAGCTTGCAGACTGTTCATTGGTCCGCCAGCCTTGTTGGTATCCTTAACTTTGGTGACTCGGCCGTTTTCTTTCTTATACACAGCATAGTGGTCTTGTAACCCAGTTAGACCTGATCCGCCTACAGTAGCTTCGTGCATGACCGGCTTGATGCTGGTAATATAACCGTTTACTCTACGAGCAAATTCACGGGCTTCGGCTTCGCTGTTGAATATGCGAGCTGGTAACAGATCATACTGATCAGTTTTTCTGTTGGGTACCTGCATGGTCACTTCCACTGGCTCTAAAGCTGGAGCCAGGCGTGTTGTTTTAGGTCGGCCCAACATGCGACGCATGCCCTGTTGTGTATTGGCCGGCTTGGTGCGAACCATGCGACCTGTACGATCAAATGTGGGTTTGGCCACAGCAGTATCAATATCGGATTCTAAGTCATTGATATTGCTAGCCGGTGTAGATTTGACCGCTAACTGATTGCGCCAATACTGTTTGGGACGCTTGTAGAGTTGCAGGAATTCGGCATCGGTCATGTCGTCAAGATCACCGAGCATGCGTTTCATGTTACTTTCTGTTACATCTTGAAAATCTTGCTCATCATCCTCGGCATTACGATCCTGTATGCGATTGGCCAGCTCTTTTTTCAACATGAGTTCGTAGTCTCGAACCTGCTTGAGTCTGCGAATCTCTGGAGTACGTCTTAACTGTTTGCCTGAACCGATATCTGCAGGATTGTCGGTACCTTCATCAACTTCGGCAGTTTGTCGTAATTCTTCCGGATCAAGCTCGGCTGTTTCGCCCGGGTCCATTTCAATTTTGTGACCTTTAAGAAGATCATCTAAAAAATCCATGCCGGTTGGTTTATTGGGTTTATTGGGTTTAGTTTTGGTAGATCCTCCCATGCCTGCTATACCGGCAGTATCAGGATAGTAAGGTTTTTGTGTTTTTTCAGGCTCAACTGTAGTTGGTGCGCTTGATGGTTTTTCACTTGCGGCCGCGGCCGCGGCCTTGTCCTTATTGGCTTTTCTAGTGGCGGCGCCCTTGGCTGTAGCGGCCTTTTGTTTTTCTACCTTGGCATCGCGCTCTTTTTCCAATGCGTCAATACGATCACGGAGATCATCTTGTTGTGCTGGAGTCTTGAGAGTCATCATCAGCTCCAACTGCTGTATCTGTTTTTCCAGGCGTACAATTTCAGCCGCAGATTTATCTGCTACTGGTTCGGCCGGCTTGATAGGTTCAGTTGTTGCAGGAGTTACCGACAATGGTGTTGCGGTAGCAGGAGTTGCCTTTGTAGTTGTTGCGGATTTAGTTGGTTGTGTTGTGGGTTTTGCAGCCGTGGTAGACATGATCTGATTCAACCTGCTGTCAAGTCTTGACAACTCCTGATTAAGATTGGTAATTTCTTGTTCTTGCTGGCGATTCAAGGTCAGTGCCTGTTTCAGCTGGGCATCTTGTTGACTGTCAACGGTTTCTAAATGCTCAATTTCTTGATTTACCCGTTCTTGATTGACTATTTCATCCTTGACCAATGCTTCAATATCAGTGCGGGCCGAAGGGTGACGAGCACGGACCTTTTGAAGTTCGCGTTGCACTGTAGCATCACGAGCTGTGGACCCTGTTAGATCTGGGTCTTCAGAATTTTTTTTTTGACCGCGGGTTTCGGCCATTGGAACTTGTGGTTCAGCGGCCTGTGTAACTGATGGCGGTGCTACCACTTGTGGTTGTAAATCCATGGCCTGCTGTACATTTTTCTTTTTCTTGGCCGGAACCTTGTAGCGTTTTATCTGGTTGAGCCAGTGCATGAATGTTTCAAAATCATTAAATTTTGATTCTATATATTTTGCTCGACGATTTGGCGCTACTTGTCCTAGAGTCACAAGTGCGTTCCATAACTGAGGTCTTGTAAGTGTGGCATTGGGGCTGTTGGGAAATGGTATGACCAGATGATCTTTTTCGTCGGTCCAGGCTTGAATCATTTCATTGTAAACACCTTGTGCTGTAGATCCAGGAGTGGCTTGTTCATCTAGGTCTTCGTAGGTAGGACCTTCTTTGCCAGGACCGCCCTTGCCACGCAACCAATCTGCAGCATGACCTACTACGCCCTTGTTGGGGTTAGGGTTCACACGCTGTTGTGGCTTGACAGTATCTGTGCCTGCTCGACCGGGTTGATTGAGTTGAGACATCTTGGCCTGCTTGTCTGCAATATCAGGAAGACCTGCTTCTTTAAAGTGTTTACGGAAGTTTGGCCCATCAGTTCTAATACCACGGAACGCCTGGCGGAATGCGTCAGCTACACTGCTTTTTATACGCTTTAAATCTACAGGTTGATTAGCGTGTTTAAACCCTTCGAGTTCGTTATCAATAATTTCCACTGCAAATTGAATATCGTCATCATCTGTGATATTATAGTGTTCGCAAAATCGTTTACCTAATGCAATAGCTTCGGGACTGTAAGTATTGGTGTAAGTGTCATAAACATCTTCACCAAGACCGCCGTAGCCCATGCATTCTTCTTGTGAAGTGATTTCACCTTTGAGAATCTTCATGCGCTTGTCAACTAGATCTTCATACTCGCGTTCCAACTGTTGAATCTGCATGGGTCGTAATTTGCCACTGCGCAACTGGGTGCGGATTTCGGCAGCACGCTTGCTCAAGGGCTCCATCAAGTGTGCCTGTGTACGAGTTATGGTGTCGTCTAAGGCGCCTTCTTGTAAATTCTTTTCGAACCGGGTATTGAATAGGTCTAATGCTAACATTTATTTTCTTCCTTAAGCTTCATCTATATAATCTTGTGTGACATCGTTTCTTTTACGACGCAGGTTAAACATTTCCACAGCCAAGGCGGCTTCATCCATGTTTTTAAATCTAGTAGGCAGTCGGCCATTACCGTGTCGTATTTCAAAACTGCCGGCGGCCTCGTGTATTGCCCAAGTGCCTGACTCATTGGTGATGGTTTTTACTGGATCTGATTCAGGTAAGTTGGTACCGTGTTCTTTGACCTGTTTGGCTATGAGAGCACGATCCTTTTGATCTTTGTCTTTGAGATCCGTATCTTCTGACTTTTTCTCTTTGATATCCGAATCTTTAATTTCTTCTTCTACCGACTTGACAAAATCAGTAAATGATCTTTTGACCTTTTCCAACACGTCCTCGCTGGCAAATTCTTTGGTGTCGGGGCTTACTCCATCCCAGGACATGCCAGCATCTTCCAGCATGTCTTCATCGGGTTCCACACTTTCACTGCCGCCTACTAGCTTGCCTGCCATGGGATTTTTAGGATCAGTCTTGGCAGTCAGCACAGCCACAGTCTTGGGTTTGAATGTGGCACTGAGTTGGTTTACCGACCGTTGGTTCTTGTCCAGTCCTTCTTCCAAGACACGGAGACGTTCAACTATTGAATAGATATCGTTATGGTCGTGTGCCATGGATCATGCCCTTGCTTCCTTTAAGGTAGAACGTAGTTGCCAGGCAAACTTGTTGGTCTGGCTCAAACGTTCAGCGATAAAGTTCGCTATGTCTTGTTTGTTTTCTTTGGTGGCAGCAGCAAAACACTGGTTCAATAGGGCAACCATTTCTTCACTGTTGGCCAACAGTTCTTCAATCATTAATCGGGCACGGGGCACTTTGGTCTGCCCGGTAATTATGCTTAGTTCTAAAAAACGCTCTAGGCTGCCTGGAGCATATTCGTCTAGGCTTCTGATATATTCGGCTATGGGATCTATGGCGCTGTAGGCATCTTCATAGATCTTTTGGAAAAACTTATGATACTGATAAAAATCAAGAGTTTCTACATTCCAATGGAAACCGTGGGCCTTGACATAGTAGGCAGCCTGTGTTCCCAATAGAGTTTTTAATAAATCAGCCAGCATCACTTTTTCCGTTTGTACTTCTTGTATTCAGCCGGCGTATTTGGTGTTGCATCGCCGGTAATGTATTTAGTTCCGGTAAAGAAACTGCCGCCATTTCTGCTGATGGTGCCGCCCAAGGGCATGGCTACAGTGGCTACGCTACCTGAACCGGTGGCTCCTGCTGACGCAGTTTCATCCAAATTTACAATTTCATACAGTCTCATTGTGTATCCTTAAAACGCCGTTTTCTACAGTAGCTGGTCCGTATTCTACCCGCCAATTGCTCACAGTCAAGTTGGCCAGGTGTGGCGGTACTAGTTCATAGCGCACACGGTATTCTCCAGATTTGGCTTCAATCTGGAACAGTTCTTCCAGGTAACAATCGGTCCAAATCCAGGTACGTTCAGCAAACAATTCGTCGTTGACATAGGCCCGATAGATAGGACTAAGTCCTTCCCAGTCGCAGGTTACGTCGCATAGTAAACGAATAAATTGTCGGGCCATACTGTATTTAGCGGCCATTTATTTTACAGGTATATAGGCTGGAATATCAAAAAGACCGCCTAGTCTAGCGGCTAAAGCACGATGATTGCCGTCAATTATGTGTCGATTGTCATCGACTACAATAGGACGTCGTTCTATATCGCGTCGAGTTATTTCGGCTACATGATGCATGTCGATCATTTGTACACGATTGTAAGGATCCGCTAGATCTTCGCCCGATTCTGGATCTGGAATATGCAGGCGATTCAAAGGCACACGAGTCTTGCGCCAGCGCGGATGAGTTAAAATTGTATCGGGAAGATTAAAATCGTGATGTATGCTCTGCACATACACTAGGACATCTTCAGCTGGTACCGTATCTAGTTCTTCAGCCTTCATGCGCCGGTCCACCTAGCTATCATGCTCACATAGTGGCTACTATAAATGCCTGTTCCACGACGGGTGCTACGCATGCTGCGCTGTCCGGGTTCTACAGGAAATGTATAACGAGTCCAAGTTTTGTTTTGATCTACAACTTCATCCCCGGGTCTAGCACGATATTCCGCTGTGGGTTCCATGGCATAGCCTTGTACTTCAACTCCAGGGATTGAGTTTAACATAATCCACATTCTCTGTCCGTGTTTAGTTTGTGTTTCGCCGGCTTCTACTGTGAGTTTTAAAATACTAAGAGCGATACCGTAGAGTGCTTTGCCCAAGCCCTGACCACGATAAGCTGGATCGGTGGCCACATTTTCTACTTGCCAGGTTTTGAGTGGATCTCTGGTATGAGACAGATCCATTTCGGCTACCAGTTTATCCTCATCGAATATCATGATTTCCATGTATTCAGGATCTTTTTTGTTTACCCCGTAAGTGTATCCGCTTCCGCCGGGCAAGGGTTTTCGCTTGACTCTAGGCACATCGCCGGCCAAGGTTCCTTCGTCTCCGTAGTCACCCTGTGGTATGCGGGCTATTTCATCTAGCTTATTGCGAGTCAAAGTGTAAAATTGCCAGCCCTCTTTTGGAAATGTTTTTGCTGTCCAGTCTGGGCCTAGAGATTGTTGAAATACATCTAACAACTTTTTATACAGGCTGACACGAGATTTATCAAGGCCTACGGACTTGTACCAAACTGTTTTGGGTTTGTAATATGCAATGGCTTCGGGCAATCTATCCATGATTGTGCGTACCGCGGCACTGAACACTTCGCGTGGATTTTTAACTGTGTTTTGTACAGCAAAGCCACGACCATCTACATAGAAGTCGACTTCAAGTTGATCACCTTTGGGATTAAAGTGTACTTGAATTTCATGTCCATCAACATCAGTCTTAAAACGCTGGCGTGTGCGGCTAGTAGTAGGCTCATGTTTAACAGGACGATCAAATAATTCCATGATACCTGTAGCACGGCGTAGGCGTAGATCAAAGTCTCGATCACTTTCATAGTTCTGAATATACTGTTCATAATAGCGTCTGGCTTCCGCAGGAGTATCAGCTTCAAAGCGATCCACTATCTGTGAGCTTCCTGCAGGACGATCTGCATGGTAGATTTCATAACCTTTATTGAGTTTATCACGCACACGAGCCATGTGATCCATACGACGATCCACATGACGACCAGCACGATCTAAATAGCTACGGCGTAGTTCGTCACTGATTTCGGCCACCTGTTGTGGTTGCTGACGGGCTCGCCAGAACCGCTTGCCAGCACGAGTTTGATAGCCGCTGGGCTTGAGATCATTGCCCAGCTCTTGCGCATAGTCATACATCACAGTGGCT